CATAGAAGTTAGGCGCTTTGCAGCGTCATCTTCTTTTGCAAGGTGATACAGGATTTGTGGGCCTACATCACTTTCCAATATTGCGTCCCGAATGTGGTCACCAACAACCACGCTGCTTGACGCAACCATGTCGTCGAAATCGGGCATTTCTGCTTTCGCTGTTGCCACTTTGGAGGCCCAGGTAGATATTACCTTTTGGCGCTCCTCGTCAGCCCTGCGATTAGCGTCTTCCCTATCTCGCTTTACCAATGCTTGCTCAGTCGACCATTCTGCTAGTGCCCTTGCATATTCAAAAGCATCAGTAAATTGGCTCGGCTGTGGCTCTGCGTTCGCTTGCTGCACCGGTTGGGGTGCTGCTTGCTGGCGTAGTGCTGCTAACTCGGTTTCTAGCCTTTGCCTTGCTTCACGTTCTTGCGCTGCTTCTTGTTTGGCAAGTTCGCGTTGCTTGGTTATCTCTGAAAACCGCTTTTCAAGTTTCGGATTCTGCTTCCGTTCCTCTGTCGGTTTGGCATCATCGTCTGCTGACTGTTCACTCTGTTTCGTATCCTCTGACGGCTCTGAGGGAGTATTCTCAACCCCAGCCTCGTCAGTATCACTAGCAGCTAAACCAAGTCGATTTGCATAAAAATCTGCCGAATTCTCACTGGTCAAAACATGACCGGCTTCTTTGTCACTCATAGGTTTCCCTAAGTATTTTCCCCATGAGCCTCACGGGTAAGGTTTGTGGTTTATACCATGAATTTATATGGCACGCTCAGTTGTTTCCAACGATGCCGCGTGCGTCGATGCCTTGTCCAAATGCGCCAACAATAGTGCAATTTCGCCCTTCATGCGCTCAATTTCCAATTGCGTCTGAGTTTTAAGGACAGTATCGTGCGCCTGGGTGCTTGTCCGCATTTCCATGTCTTTATGGCGTTCTTCGTTCCGCAATTCAATATCGTGGGCGCGGTTGGTTTCTTTGATAAGAACACGCTTGGTTTCAGCGTCTTGCTTGACTTGCTCCACGTCTTGACGGGTTTTAATCATCATCTGCATTTGCTGAATAGCCTGCTGCATCTTCTGCATTTGCGCTTGATTTGCCTTGAGTTGCATCTGAACTTGCGGCGGCACGGGTGATTTATCATCAATCTGCGCCATTGGGTTAGCAGCGGCCAGCCGGTCAGCAATGATGTCCGCGCCAGGAAAGTCCATATTGCGGAAGATAAGGTCGCCAGCTTGCTGCATGAGCGCAGGGTCAACCTTGAGCATATTGACCATTGATTCCACGGCTTCTTGGCGCTTGCTGTTGTAGCCTGGGCCAGTATCCATAACCACGTCGTATTCGCCCACAGTCATGTCGTGCATGATGGTGTAAACGCCCTGCGCGTCTTGTTTTGGCTCGTTGATGTTCACCAAGTCGGGCTTGCCATCGTCTCCAATAATCCGCATTACCCGCTGCGAGTCGTAAATCTTGGGGATTAGGTCAAGAATGATTGTTCCGGTTTGAGAAATAGATTTGGTCAGGTTGTCGTAAAAATCAAAGTTGGTTAGGTCAACTTGTTGTTGTTGGCCGTTCAACGCTTTACCCGAGATATTTCCAGGCAATTGTTGACTTGGGTCAAATATGCCCATCAACGTCGCAATGTCTTGGTTAATCATTGCAGACGCGGCCATTACGCCACTTGGAAGCGGCTCGGGTTGTAGGCGCTGTGGAGGCGGCGCGGGCTGTCCGTCAATGTCGGTTTGCTTGTACCGCAGCAATGGAAACGATTTAATGTTTGCCGCCGCCCATTCGGTCTCGTGGCCCTCGTCTTGCCCTTCGGCCATCAACCACTTAGCTTTAGGAGCCAGCGCAACGCTTTCGGTGACCGTTGTTTGCCAAAAGTTATACATCCGCTGCGCGTCTTTAGCGTGGCGCACCATGCCAAACTTCTTGCGCTTGTCGCCAATAACAATGTGGCGGCCATAAACCGGCACAACGGGGATGTAAGAACCAGGCCAATCGCGTTCTTCAATGACTTCGATGGCGGTCAATTTCTTCCACTTTATTACTTTTTTGTATGAATCACGCTCGTCAACTACTGTCAAACCGGATAAGGCCATGCGTTCTTTCATGTCTTTATCCATGAAACCTTGCGTGCCATCGGACAGTTTGATTAGCTTGGCAGGCTCGCGCACGGTGTAAAAATACTCCGCAATGCGGATGTCTTCCTTAGTAATCCATTCGGATTGGCTGTCTCCCGTACCGCGCTGGGTAAAGCTGCTGCCATCGTCGGAATCGGGGTACAACTCGCGGAATTTGGCTTTGCTCATCATGGTGGTGATGAGACAACGGTCAGCATCCGACCCGTTTACAGCTTCGGAATTGGGGTCAAAGTAGACGGTGAACGGGTTTTGAATAGCCTCAATAAAGATTTCTTGGTCAAAGCTGTCTTGCTTTACATAGTCAGTTGTAACGCGCCAATAACCCCAGCCCATCCGCACGGCGTGGTCAAAAGCGGTGTCGTAGGCGTTGTCCGCATTGGAGTTAATCTCAATGTGGCGGCATATGCCTTCAATGATTTGGGCGGTCTTTACGTCCGCTTGGGTGTTGGTCGGGTGAACCTTGATGCGTGGGCGCTGCTGGCGCTGCTGATTGGTCACCTGGCGGCAATACCCGTCCATCTTGTTGATTGTCAGGACAGGGCGCGATTCAAGATTGCGGGAGTTTTGTAGGTCAACCGGCCATTGGTCGTTGCCCGAGACAAATTTAAGGTCTTCAAGCGCCTCTTGGCGGTTCATTGTGTCCGCGTCGTTGCAAAGTTTGAGAAAGTCCTTTGCTTCGTCAATGATTGATTCGTCCATTTAGCCCATCCAATTCTGTGGTTGCAAATAGGTCAATTTGGACACTCGCTTACGCGGCTCATTTACAACAAGGCCAAGCATACGGAAAGCATCGGCTCCGTGCGAAAACTGGTCGTGCAGCGGGTTTTTGCTGAACATTTTGGTGTCGGGGTCAACCTCGTAGCGGTAATGCCGCAAGCATTGTAGCCCATCGTAACAGTTTTCCCTATCAAACCAACAATTCCTAAACAAGGTACGCGCCGCGTTAATACTGTCCACAATTGGAGTTCTAGGGATAATTTTGGTCTTATAGCCTGCGCCCCTAACGATTTGGTCAATTGACCGACCGGCAGCGGCCAAGGTTTTGTTCTCGGCATCATGCGGTAACCAAAGGGTGTCGTACATATAGCCGTAAGTCTGCATCTTGGCTAGGTAGTCGGATATGGTCTTTTGGTTGTCCTCATGGTAGCGGATTAACCTGGTCTCCATGCCGATGAACTGCACAAACCAAATGGCCGTGGCATCTGACCAGCCAAGGTCAAACACGGCGTGGACAGGTTTCATAGGGTCATAGCCCACTTTGGTTAGGCGGCCATCCAGTTCGGCCATTTGCATCTCGCGGGCAAAGATAGCGCCATCCACAGTTTGGCGGCAGATTCCCTCCCACACAGTGTTATATGCCTCAATGTCGCGCATCTTGAGCGCGTCTTTCTCCAGCATCAACGTTTCAGGAAACCAAGGATTGTCCGACCAGTTGATTTTTTGGACAACAGAATTCTCGGGCGGGTGCAGCACAAACCGCTGATAAGTCTCGTCCGTCTCCAACTCAGGGTTAAACGTGACCCATATTTCTGAGCCTTCTTTGCGGATGGTTGGAATCAGAATGTTCCACGACAGGCGGCTGGTGGTCTGCGCTTCCTCTACCCAGCAAATATCCACGCCTTCGTAGGATTTGACATTAGCAACGTTGTTCTTCAGGCCGACAAAGGCAAACTCAGTCCCGTTCTTGCCCCGAATGCTGGCCTGGGTGATTTCGTAGAAGCCTTCTAAACCAAGGTCAATGATTTGGTCGCACAACAGCTTGTGCACGGAATCTTTGATAGAAGTCTGAAACTCCCGGGCGCAAAGGATACGCAAGCTGCGTTGTGCGCCTTTTATGAGCAATGCCCGAGCAACACCCCAAGACTTAGCCCCACCGCGGCCACCATGCAAGATTCGGTAGCGGCTTTTCTCAGGCTGAAACAGGCACTCCAGCTTTACTGGAAACTGTGCCTTTGCTATTGCTTCTTTAACTTGGCTTGACAAAGCTGACTTCAATGCCGGTTAGTAAAGGTGCGCCATCTGCGCCTGTAATCTCTTGTTTGACACTTTCACGATATTTCTTAGGGAATCGTGCAGCCATTGAGCGCGACCACAATGAGGCGTTCAACTTCGGCCCTTGATGTGTTTCCACCATGTAAGCCTGCGCCTGGTCTTCCCACCATGTCTGCTCTAATTCCTTTGCATATTCCAAGGCGTGCAGAAACTTCTCGTGCTTATCACGCCAATCGAATAAGACCCTAGTAGAAACCCCTATGTCGGCTGCTATTTGTTCAATAGACTTGCCAACTCTACCCAACTCTACTACGCGCTCACAGTATTCCTCTCTGTAGAGCGTTGGGCGGCCACCAGGGTGTTTAGCTTCGGTCACTTTTTCTTTTTCTCTGCTTCGCGCTTAACCGAGTAGGCAATGGCTACCGCTTGCTTGGGCGGTTTGCCAGCCTTAATCTCGGCTTTGATGTTCTCACTCAGCGCTTTGGGTGTCGGCGACTTCTTTAGGGGCATTTTGCTTCTCCAGTTCGGTTAACGTCCATTGACATTGTTGCAGCGCACCATTTACTTGGTGAATCTGCGATTCCAGTTCGCGGCCTTTAGCCATGAGGTCTTGGATTCTTGCGGTGATTAGGTCTTTCATGCTTTCTCTTTTGCTGCTTCTACATTTGTCCACAAAGCGCAAGGGATGTCGTTAATCCTGCTGATTTCGACTGCCCCGTGCGGCAAAACGATTTCCTTGTCAAAATGCACCCACAAATGAGTGTGTACGCCATATAAAGGTATGGCATAACCATTCTCAAAAAATTGCTTTGTCGTATTGTATTTACCAATAAGTTCTTTAGTCATCAGCAGTTCCAATTCTTGAGCGATGCTTTAGCGCGTTCAGCTGGGCCTTTGGCGTTCTTTACCACGCCTTCCATTCGCGCACAGAATGATGCTTTGCGTCCTTCGTCCTTCTTTGTCTTAGGATTAGGCGCAGGCGGCTTTAGGTTTGAGCCATTTTTGGCGTTGTACTCAGCGCGGCCTTTAGCGGTCATGCCAGCGCCTTTGTCCGTCGGGTTGTAGGTCTTACCCTTACCCGTCGTTTTATGCTCTATAGGCTTATCGTGCTTCATTTCTTGGCCGTTTTAGCTGATTGCTTAAATGCGGCCACGGTTGGGGCGCCCTTTGTTCCAGGCGTACGCATCTTTTCTACGGGTTTACCCGCAGCTTTTTCCTGTTTGATACGTTCTTGCTTGGCGTGAATGTTGGCATAGAGTCCAGGTTTCATACTTCCTCCACAAAACAAATGTCTTGCCAACTCATGCGGAGATGGCGCTGGTCGTCAATGGTAATGGTATCAAATTTAAGGTATTCGTTTTGGTAGTCTTTAGCCAACGTACCAAAATAGACCTTATCTCCGACTTTTAAGCCTTCGGCGGCGGCTTCGTCACCTACGGCTGTGATGTAGCCAACGGTGTCCGCTTCTGCGGTTTTGACCCATAAATCGCTCTTGATGCGCGGCTCGGGCCTGACAATGATTTTGTCTCTAAGCGGCTTGAACATCATTGTCCTTTCGGAGTTTGAGTGTTTTTGTTTGCCGTTTGGCTGCTGGCGGGTCTTTTCGGAATTCGCCGCACCATTCAGTTTCGTGTTTAGTCACAAAACGCGGATAACGCCGACATTGACCGATTCGGTCAGTTTCAGCGAAATAGACGCATATCTTACAATTGCTCTCAGCCATATAGCCCTTTCTATGTGGTCAGGGAAACCGAGACGTTACCGCGTCTCGGAGACCCGCTTATTTGTCTTGCTCGTGTTCCATGCGCTCGTGGGTGTAGCACTCGTGTTCACGGCTACCGCCCTTCATCTCACCCATGCGGCCATCGTGCATACCCATGTGCTTGGCTTCGCGCAGACCCAGGCCATCGGCCTTGCCCATGCCGACACCGCCTTCGATGGGCATCTTGCGCTCACCGGAGGTATCAGAGGCGGTTGCGCCCTTGGGAGGGGTAGCGCCGGTCATGCTCTTTGCGCCGCCGTATTCGCGGTCAACTTTAGACACACCGACCTTCTTCATGCCCGACATATCGGCTTTTCCGGCATTCGGAATGCTTTTAGCTTCGTATCCCATAATTTTTTCCTTGCAAGGTTAAAATGTCATTGTGCCACAATGGGCATCTCATTATAGGAGTTTTTTGCTATGGCTACAAATTTCAAGTTTACGGCTGAAAAGGCTAAACACACCCAACCGTCCAACTACGTTATTGAGCGTGAATACAAAGCCGAGCGCCGCAAAGTCATGGAAGTTGAGAAAGAACTTAAAGCCCATGAGCGTACGGATGCGGCCCACGCCCATCCTATGCACCGTTCCCATGAAACTCAACCGGATGCCCCGCTGCCTTCAATGCGGAAATAGTCCTTTCATGGGCGGCTTGCCACATGGCTTGTCGCTCATGCTTGGACAGGGTAGCGCCCTGGTCTAAGTTGTAATGACACCGAAAGCATAGGCTGGCAATTAAATTGTCTGAGGCTTTTATGCCCCGCCCTTTGCCGCCGCCCCAATTTGTGTGCGCGGCCACCACAGTTCCGTCATCAAGCCCGCAATGCTGACAAGGTAGCGTTCGCGCTGCTTTTAAGAGGCTTTTGCTTCTCACATACGATAGCTTCAACCGTCCAAAACCGGTGTTCGTTTCCACATTCATATCGTCGCTTTCTTGTATTGTCATCGTTTATTTTTGTTAGTTTTACAAAAGTCCATACGCCGCATACGGGGCATTTCATACGTCAATACCTTTATTAGTTGCCCAGGCAATTAAAAATTCTATGAACTCGCTTGAGTCTTCCACCGTGAATTTGTGAGACTGTAAGCCAAGTTGCACCACCCGTTCACCGTCCAGGCTTGGCGCTACCTTACCAATCTTGCGGCCGGTCTCATGCGCCCATTGGTCTATTAGCAAGCGTTTCCAATCGTCGGCTGTCCAACTTGACCCTGCGGTCGCCATCTGTTTGGCGATTTTCTCAATGATGGAGTGAAACATATCATTTTGCTCGGTGCTGCGCCTACTTTGCTTTATCTCAAGGCGCATTTTTTTGCCAAGCGCAAGCGATTCCTTAACCTTGGGCCACAGGTCTTTCATGACCGTCGTGGCTTGAGTTGGGCTATACAGGTGAACTATCACTCATGCTCCTTATCAGCCAATGCGCTGCATCCACCGAGTCAATCAGGGCGACTGTCCCACCATTCCAGCCCATTAAAAACGCGCTTTGCTTAACGTTTAGCCCTTTTTTGCCGTAGGCGCTGGTCGGGTCTTTGATTTCGACTAGGGCCGTTTTTCCCGCATAGCCTACCAAGAGGTCTACCGGCAGCTTTAAAACAAACACAGAGGCTCCTGATGCCCTTAGCGCGGCCACGATCTCGGCTTGATTTCCGTCAACCCTCGCTGCGTGTCGCATTCATTTCTTTCAAAACGTGGGCTTTGATGCCCGCAAATAAGTCATCTTTATCCATGCGTTGAACTTCGTGCCAGGCCCAATCTTTCCAAGCTGGCAGATGGCATAAGCGCACCATGTCAGCAAAGACGCGTTCACGGATTGCAATAGGGTCATACACGGCGAATTCGCAATTCGTTCAAGCGTTCACGGATGTGGTCAGGCATGGGCGCGGCTTTTTTGTCATCTTCATAAATTTTTTGCAGCGCTGAATCCACCCGTTTTTTGTCAGGCATATCAGGCACTTCAGCCCCGTCCCAGCGTTGTTGATTAAGGTAGACAAGAGGCGCGGGAATGAATGCGCCATCTGATTTGAGCCATTGTTCTGTGGTCTTCATCCATTCAATGTGCTTGATGATTTGGTCGGCCTGAGTCTCGCAGTAAAACTTGACCCATTTTTTTTTACATTCAGACTTTGCGCCCTTGCGCGGAGTCTTTGGGTAAGCAATCCAAAACTTATCAAATCCTGATTCAAACATCTGCTATCTCCTTAATTGCTTTTTGGTGAATGTTGGAGCAAAGCACAGCCTTACCGTGGTCAAAACCAAAGTTCGCTCTGTGCCGTGACTTGCTTTTCGGAGCCATGTCATCGCATCGCACTGGACAGACTATTTCAACCACCGCGCTCTATCCTTAGCCCACGCTCCCTGCCTTGGCTTGCTCGTGCAGCAGGGTATCTCAGACGCAACCACCGACGTACCGCATTGCGTTGTCCAAAAGCAAAAACCCCGCAAGATGCTCTGTGGTCTTGGCTCTTGGCGAGAGCAACA